GGGCAAACTCCTTAAGAGCCAGCGTTGAACACTGGGACTCACTGTATTCAGTGAGTCCATCCATTTACCTAAATGGAGGCGGTCGAGCCAACCCTGGAAGGAGGTAGTCTCAAGGAGGCCATACGCACCGAGCTCATCTGTAGGGATCTTCGATCCTACGGTTAGGATCTCATGAAGATCAACCACAGAGAGCCGCTGCGCATGGACCACCAACCAGATACCCCTCCACCAAGGGTAGGCAGGCTGCACTAGAGTTGTGAGAGCAACCCTAATACTGACCGGATACGATTTGATGACTTTCTTAAGGTCTACAGATCGTGCCGAAAGTAAAGAGATAGCTCGAGCAACGGCGATGGGAAATAAAGCAAAGCCACGACGATGAAGGTGTCGTATAACGACAGCCGCATCAATGGGATAACGGAAAACTTGATACAACAGTTTTACCGGTATCCCACTCACGTCACCTTGAGGTGTCACGAGTCTCTTACAGAACTCGAAAACACCCGAATCAGATATCAAGGATTTCTCCTCTGATATCGAGACTCCTAGTTCCGACATCACCTCTCGATACCGTTTCGCTACCTCACGGTCGTAGATTACGATATCGTCCCCGACGATACCATAATCTTCGAACCATGAGGTACGGCCTATTAAACCTGAACAGTACTGAACAATGGCATGGTGTGCCAACGCAAGCAATGCCCATGAAGAATAAGCCCCCATAGGCTGGCCAACTGCATACATCCGGGATAACCAGGGCCCATCCGGGCGGAGTCCTTCAGAAGGAGTCCATACGGAATCTCTGTCCCACCACTTACGGGCAGTTAAGAGATGCTTCCAGAGAGTAGCTTCCTCAAATCCAATGATATGAGAAAGTAACTCCTGGTACAGGTGCACTGGCATCCGATCAGTCGCAGAGGACAAGTCATATGAGTAAACGGTAAACTCTTTACCATGCTCACCCAACCTTAAGAGGATCGAATCTTTAAGGCGGGCTACACAGGCTTCCTGGTCAAATGTTCCGTCTTGGGGGATTGCCCGTAGGACGTCAAAAACTAAATTATGGACAGGCCTCATAAGAAGCTGAGTCCAATAATCAGTTATGGCGACAATACGGACCTTCCCAGCCGGCTCCTCAATACGATGGAGACGACTAAGCCAAGAGGTAACACCAGACTGCGCACTCCAAAATGGAAATAATATCCAATGGACGCATGCAAAGAACCTAATTTGTATCTTAAACCAGATTCTAAACCTACGCCCATAGACTGCACCAGCGTACTCCTCCTGGAATAAACGGATAGTGTTGTGAACACCAGAGACCAGCGAAGCTGCGTCCCTGATGGCACTAACACTGCCCATCATCCCATGAGGACCTACACTGGTACTTAACCACAGTCGGGGTTTCTTAAGTTTCCCTATCTGCAGATGGCCAAGAAAACGTTCAACGGTGTCCGAGAATCCCATCAAATGGTCTGCCTCTCCGGCATAACCATCTGTGATAGTCTCGACCTTGACTTTAGGAGGAACTAAAAGCCCTCGATAAAGCCCTAGGAGAGTCAGAGTAAGCATAACGCCTACCCTGTCTCCACCTCTGATACGTTTTCTCAGGTCCGCTGGCAGGAAAGAGGGTAAACCCTTTCTCAAGCCAACGAACGGCGGACTAATGGTATTAGCAAGAGCCCCACCACAACAAAAGTGCTCAACTACTCTCTTGCATTCTTTTAAATACAGGACAGTAAATTGAGCACCGTTGTTGCGGTAGAGGGAGCGTATTGACCGACTGAGGTCGGTTAATGAGCTCACACCAAATAGGAGCACCAAGAAACCAGTTAGTTTCTTGATGACTCCTCCGGCAATTAACCAGTTGTTTACTTGATTTAACATTGTGTTAGATTAAGAGCAATTTGTCACTCCCTTTGGGTGACTTAATGGTTACTGCTGTAAGAAGCATCTTACTGTTATGAAGGTGACATCCTTCACGCAGGCCACCAAGCCACGTCCAGGGGACGTGGTCTGGGGGTAGGTACCGAAACCGGTCGCGGGAGGGAGCCAGAGGACACTTGACGTTGAGATATACGGAACCTATATTCGTCAAGGCTTAGCTGGGGGCCCATCGCGAC